TTTTTTTCAAAGAACCTTCTTAAGAATCTTGCACCATACTTTCGGCTATATCCTTGAGTAGCAATATGCTCCCGCGCATCGAGACTTAGTACAAACTGTATTTTATTACTTTCTTCTAGCTTAGCAGAAAATCTCTTTGCTTCAATATCAACTAAATTATATATATCTTCTTCAATTAAATGATCAAACTTAATAATTTCGTCTAACCGATTTAAAAATTCAGGTTTAAAAAATTTCTGACAAGCGTTTTCCAAGTCAATAGAGCTTCGCGCTGAATTTCCGAATCCAATATCATCTTTATCAAATAACTGAGAGCCAATATTGCTTGTGAATACAATAATACAGTTTTTAAGATTAATCTTTCGACCAACACTATCTGTAAGTTCTCCTTTATCTAACACCTGTAAAAATATATTAACAACATCAGGATGAGCCTTTTCTATCTCATCTAGTAATATTAAACAATAAGGATTACTTTTAACAAAATCACATAATATAGATCTATCTCCATATCCAACATAACCAGGAGGCGAGCCTATGAGCTTACTAACTGAATGTTGTTCCATAAACTCTGACATATCTATTTTTAAAAAGTTCTGTTTATTATAAAAGAAATGATCAGCTACCAGTTCACATAAATATGTTTTACCAACCCCTGTAGGTCCAATAAACAAAAACGAACCTAATGGCCGAGTAGGATCTTGTAGTCCAGTTTTTACTCTCTTAAAATGATATAGAATAGAATTAATAGCTTTGTTTTGAGAGACATACTTTTCTTTTAAAGAGCTAGATACCTCTCCTAGATCAGGAAGATTACTACCATTTATATCTGTAACAGGTATACCAGTCTTATTACTTAAAATCTTNTTAACCATGCCACTAGTTATAACTTTATTAAATTCATCCTCNTTACTGGCAGCTAGACCCTTCTTTAATTTATTAGATAGTGTTGTCTCTCTTTTTTTGAGACGCAGACCNTCCTCAAATTTAAAACTCTCTACGCATGAAACTTTCTGCTTTCGTANATCTTCAAGCTTTTGTTGTAATTTAATTAGAGTCTCTGATGTGTTACCNGATTGGTTCTTAATAAATGATCCACACTCATCTAATAAATCTAATGCACTNGATGGNTGACTTTTNTCTGTAATATATCTAGTAGATAGCTTTACAATGTCTGGCACTACATCGCACTGATATGTAACATCATGGAACTTCTCATAGAACGGTATCATTTTATGAAGTATACCTGTCGTTTCCGTTACACTAGTCTGCTTAACGACAATNTTTTCAAAGTTAGAGCTAATAGTAGTAATNTCATTTATATATTTTTTGTAATCATCTGATGTACATGTTCCTATAAAATTAATATCATCACTACTAAACAACTCGCTAAAATATTCTTCAATATTAGAGGTACCATCTATACGAGTTATAAGAGCGAGATCGTTAATAAACAAAATAACATCATTGTGCTTTTTTAAATAATCTTGAAGTATATCTATACGAGCTTCAAAGTCCCCTCTAAACTTCGTACCACTAATTAAAGTTTTAAGCTTAAGCTCTAATATTCTTTTATTTTGTAAATGTAATGGAGTTAGATTCTTAGTTATCCTTCTTGCTAATTCGTAAACTACAGATCTCTTGCCTACTCCAGGCTCGCCTGTAATAATAATATTAGTATTATGNTTTTTGCCTAATATTAAATATATNTTCTCAAATTCTGCGTCTCTAGAAAATGTACTCTGTAATTTGTTTGTTGCGGCCTGATGAGTTAAGTCTATAAAATATGACTCTAAGCTCTCTGGTAAATCAGAGTGAACCGAGGACCGAGTTTCAATATCACCTAATTCTTGCTGTATTGCATTCTTAACATTGTCAAAGTTTAAACCATACTCTATTAATATAGAAGTGGCAACCCCATCGTTTTCATACAGCAAAGATAAAAACAAATGAATAACTCCTACAGTTTGTTTATTAAGTTTTTCTGCTAAGTTTTTCGCAAAATCAATAATACGAAAAACTCTAGGGGTGAAATTAGGAGACTTACCAGGTTTAAATAATTTAGTATTTTCTTCTACATTAAGAATACTAATTACTACATCCTTAAGATTAGTTGAATCTACTTTTAATGTATTAAACGTCTGCTCTAAAAAATGATCCTCACAATCAATTAGTCCAAGTAGTAAGTGCTCAGTACCAGTATACCTACACTTGAACTCTTCTGCGTAATTTTTTGATAAAGCAAGTGCTGATTGAGCACTAGTACTGAACTTCATAATAATACTTATTACGTACCTTGTTGACCTCTACTTATTTAACTTACAGTTCCAGCATATGTTCCATCCCCGGCTGTAATTACTTGAGTTGTACTAGTAGACCGTCTAAGCTTAGCAATATCCCCTGCAGGTCCTCCTGCCCGAAGCTTATAACTATCCGGGACTCCTTGCTCATATGAAGAATCTGCCGAGATGGATGCGTGAATATTGCTACCATTCAGTGGATATTGAGACTCACTATCTCCTTGACCAGATAGCCCATAATTACCTCCCGAGAGACCAGACATCTGTAAGTGATCTGTAATAGTAGTACCTGTACCAGCTATAGTTGGATATGTATTAGTACCATTACTACTTGTACTGTATGTTCCGCCTAGACCTGCATTACCATAACCAACAGTAGCATCAGCCCCATTATTGACAAACACGTGCCTAAAGTTTGCGGTTTGCACGTCTGCGGAATCCTCAAAATACTTTACACCAGCTAAACCACCCGCTCCATAATTAGTGGCATGTATACCAGCTCCACCTCCACCACCTGAGCCTGCTGATAAAGACTCTACAAAACCAGGGTTTGTACCTGTATCATTTTCTGCACTAAGACCTAATATACCACCTCCACCACCTCCAGCCCCACCATAAACAAATCCAGAGTTTTTTACAGAAACTGTACTAAAGTATGTACCACCGTCAATTGCTGGGCCACCAGCTTGACCACTAAAAAAGGATGCACTCATAGGAGTCGTACCACCATCTCGATCGGCATCGACCCCAGAGAGCCAAAGAGCACCATGACCCCCGTCTCCACCTTTGCCTATTAATAACGCACTCTCCTGGCCAACATTACCTCCTACCCCCTGTACAATGACATTAAGCTGGTTACTATTATATACCATAGAATCTGTTGGTGGGTCAAATTGAAGAGCAGCAGATACAGTTGATACGGAAAATACAGATAAAGGAGTATTAACAGTAAACTCTACAATATACGGATTAGTGGCTGAAAATGTTGAAAAGGCCGTTGTGTTACTCTCAGCGGTACTACCAGATAATGCTTCCCATATATTAACACAACTTAACATATTTGTTGTACCAGTTAAATAAGAAGCTGAAATAGCAGAGAGGAATAATGAAGTTGTCTTATATTCCTGATTAAGAGATATTTTTTGCTCTAGTATACTACCCATAACGGACCCAGATGATGGATTATCTATAACCATTGTAAGGGCTTTCGAAGTATTTTCAGATAAGTCATTAACAGCACTAATATCAAACACCACAGAAGTGACTCGATCAGTAAAAAACACAGTACTAGTGTTTCCAATTTGAGCAGCTGACGCTTGTTGAGTAACTCCAGTACCAGGAAAATCATAGTATCTATCCTCAACAACATTCTTATCATTACTCCCGGTGACAACTGGGGTATAGGAACCTGATGTAGCAACTGTATCTTCAGTAAGTATTAAGTTTACTGAAGACTCTACGTCCGGATCTGGAGCGGCGGTGAGGTCACCTGTAACAGTTCTAGTTATAGCAACCCGACCAGTTGACCCTTCATTAACAGAAAGGGTCGCGGACGATATACTAATGGTATACATGTTACCTATACCTGTTATAGTTCCAGTTACAGTAGAAAGATTAGAATCTATAACACAGTTAGTGTTCTCTTCTATTATAAAATTAAACGTCTTATCCTCTCCTGCAAAAAAAGGTAATGTATCAATAGTAATACTTTTTACTGTCTCATCCTTTATAAACGTTTCTACGCTAAAATCGTCATAGCTAATATATGTGAAATCAGCTGACGTCGCTGTACCTAGCGTTGTATAATACTTAAAGCTACAACTAGGGAGAGAAGTTAGAACATTCGTCCTAGTAACAGNCATTGTAATTGAGTCTCCTGCAGAAACNGTTGCNGCNGCAGACTCAACCTTTAATACATTAGGGTAACTTTCAGTGTTAGCTGGTAGTCTAATTGCAATATTATCAGGAGGGTTATTGTTAAGTGGCTCTTCCTTAATTAAATCAAACAGACTTTCTTGCTGAGAGTATAAAAGCTTTAACGGTCTATTAATAACATCAGCTAAGAGCGGCTCATTAACCCCTATGTATAAATTGTTACTATCGTCAAGTGAGCCTGGTTTGGTAAACTCATGATAATTTACTGTACATAGAGTCGGTACTGATGCGTATCCCTCATTAGTATTATAAAAACTATAAACTTTTTTATTTAAATTTTCAAATAACGAGTAATGATTATAAATTATTTTTTTTGTTGTTTTGTTAAATGTTATATTATTAACAATCTCCTGAGGTAGAACTAAAATATCAGATAAAGTAAAGAAGTTAGTATATAAATTCTCACTATATAGCTTAGTTGTAGTGTGTTCATCTTCATATACATAGGTTGATACTTTTTGGTTAGAATTAACCGCTGTGGTAACAGCTACATAATCCTTATTATTATATAAAGCAGTATCAAATGATAATATTTGCTGATCATTATCCTTACCGCTTATTCTAAGTCCAGTACTACTAGCGCCTGCGGAGAGATTTAATACCCCAAGATACTGATTTAAATTAGATTTGTAATATTTATATATTTTACCATTGTTACAAATATATAAAATATTTTTTACCGCCTTACTGTTGACTATTTTCTTAAAGCTATTACTTTCATTTAAACCAGATAATGTATACAGTCTGGTGTCATAGAAATTAAACAAAGACTGAGGTTGGGATAAAGTATTGTCGGTTACGTCATACTCAATTATCTTACCTTTAGAAGATAAAATATAACCAAAAACAGATTCGTTGGTATCTGAATATTGATCTACTACAATTGAAACTAATTCTCCAGTATTCGAATTGTTAAATAGATTAGGGGCAGTTACCTCTCGTATAAAATTAAAATCAAGGTCAAACACTTTAAGACTATTATGACCATTATCTAAAATATAAATTTTATTTTCATAAACAGATAAACTTTGAGGTTTAACTAATTTGTTTTTAGTTTGGGATGTTCCTTCTCCACCAATCGTCTTAAGAAGATACCTGCCAGGGTTCGAGGTATCATTAACCCCAGTTCTTTTTAAAGCAGTATCGTCAGTTATTAAACCAGTAATATCAAACTTAAANGCTGTATTAGAATCTTTATCTAAAACAAATAATAAATTATCTACAATATCTACACTTACAACATTTTTAAATTTAAACGNTTTATTAAATTCTACTTCGTTGCCAGATACAAGAGTTGTAATTGTAGTAAGATTAACATNAGTCTCTGTTATAACGGATTCATCTGAGCTGTAATTAAAGTATAAGAATTTCTCTGTACCATCATTTTTTAATGTTATATGGGTCTCTTGAAGACTGGATAAATAATTAGTACCCGTACCATCTTTCGGGTCAGTAGTTACTGCAACTAGGGCACCAGCCATGCTATCATTAATAGATAGATAGTTTGGAGCAGCTGACGTAGGAGGGCTTTTTGTAAGTAGTTCAGCGTTCGCTATAAGATACAAATAATTACTATATAGCTTCCGGATACTATTATTATATACATCTGATATCGCGAAGTCGTTGTGACTTATAGTAATATCATCAACGGTATATGGAAGACTGGTTGATGCGACCTTTAACTTATCTAATACCCGATCCTGCTCAAAGCCATACGTCGACACTGATGTTACTTCGCTATATACTGAACTAGCCATTATTAATTATTTAACAAACTTATCTTGATTTAATAGATTGAAGTTGCAAGATAAAAAGTAAATAATTAAGATGCCGCGGAAACAACCTGTAAAAAATAAACATAAGATAACTCATGATTTTATTTTAAGATTGTATAAAGAGACAAAAACTATGAATAAAGCCGAAAAAGAGCAAACAGTTGAAAAATTAAAAGAACTGATACAATTCATCGGAGAGGTGATTGTAGTTGATCTCTCTGATACTAATGTCTAAAACATATATAACGTGGGAAGAGCTTGAATATGATGTAACAACACTAAGCCTTTTACTTGAAGATACAGACTTTACATGTATTGTCGGAATAGCAAACGGTGGAATGATTCCAGCGACTCTTCTAGCTAAAAGACTTAATATAAAAAAATTATATTCTTGTAACTGTAAATCCTATCAAAACGATGAACCAAGAACCGGAGCTCATAATATTACAGATACTGTTGATCTAATATCTTTCCCGGCATGGGAAGAGCTAAAAGATGAAAACGTTTTAATAGTAGATGACTTAGTTGATACAGGGTTTACTATTAATACAATAGATCAACATATTAGTACAATGGGAGATTTTGGATGGAGTACTGCAACTCTATATTTTAAACCCAAAACAATTATTACTCCAAACTATACAGTTAAGCAGTTTTCTAACGATGAGTGGATTGTGTTTCCTTGGGAAACTTAATTACATATATCCAAGCAGTGTTAAATGATGACCAGCTGAAAAGACTTTATCATCTGTTCCTGATCCATCGTGACCTTCCCGTATCATTCTATACTGAAAGCTAACCGAGCTTAACGGACAATAAAATTGATTTGACCCTCCGTAATTAGGATGAGCCCATTTCTGGTTCCCGTTGGCCCAGTTTGTGTGTGCGCCTGTAAGAGTAGGAGTACCGGTTCCTGATCTTACCTCTAAAAGATGCTTTGTATTAACAGACGTCTTCGCACCAAAGGCACCTGGAGAGATCCACACAAATTGCAATAAAGCGACTGTCGCGTTTGTAGGTACGTTTGTTAGAGTCGGAGACACCGCCCAGGTACTGCTATATGCAGCGGCTGACGAATGTATGTCTACTTGAGAGGCGAGAAATCTCAACGTACCATCAGCTAGATCGTTACCGGCGGCAACATCAGCCGCTGCTGCAGTTAACTGACCAGTCGATGTGACAATTACGGTTCTATTTCCGGTACCAACTAGGCCACCTATAAACGCACTTGTACCGGTCAAGCTTGTTGTCGATATTGTACCACTAAATGAAACAGGTC